CAAAAGTTCTAGATCCACCGCCTAAATTTTCATTGCCAGTAGTGAACTCTGCACCCGTCATTCCATAGTCAGTCCCCGATATCGTAACATCATTAATGTTTGTATCAGCGCTTTTTCCTAAAAGATTTTCAGTAGTGATTTCCTCTGCTTTAAAAGAGAAGGATGCCAGTAGTAATAGCAAGTAGTATGCCGCTACCAATGATATATTTTTTAACATTGTTAGGTTCCTTATATCCTGGTTTATCTTGAGGGTGAGAATCCCACCCCGCTTGTGCAATTTCACCTATTGTACCAAAATAAGGACAAGGTGTTCCAGCCATCTCCATAGCTGAGAAGACACGTTCATCTTGACAGAGTACAGATACTGCTGCCACTTTCATCCCCATACCATATAAGGCACGAGATAATTTTAATCTTTCACAATTTTCATCAGTGTTAACAGTTGCTCCAGCAATACCCAAAATTTGTGTTTGTATCGCAGCAGAAGCACCTGTGGTGCAGACATCTTGGTTGTTGACAATAACTGAAGGAGCACTTGCTGTTGATGGAGATTTATCCACCGTCGTAGTTCCTGTAACAGTCGATGAAACAGTGTTGGTTTCAGCAAGAGTAATGCTCGCAGTCAATAAAAGCATCACAATGGATACTATGTAGATTAACCAATCGTGTTTCATTTAACATCTCCAACGTTTACGTGCTTGTCTTAATCTTGAATTGGGATCTTTGGCAGCTTTAGGAAATTGTTTCATTTGTCCTGCACTTCTAGCACAAAAAGATTTTCTTCTCTTCGCATCTTTACTGCCAGGTTTTACTTTGCCTGTAACTGCGGTCTTTAACTTCGAACCAGGATTAGCTCTTCTATAAGCTTTAACACCTTTTTGAGTCATTCCCGCCCCTTTTTTAGTGGGGCGGAAATTCCCTGATTTAACAGAAGTTTTTATATTCATGTTTAATCGTAATATTTAATCCACTCACACCAAACTGTGACTTCCTGACCAGCTACTGTTGTAGCAGGAATCTCTAATTTAACGTCTCCTGTATAACCAGCAGCTTTTGTGTTTTGTAAAGCACCGAAGCTAGAGAAATCAAAATTGTTATCGTAGTTTAATGAAAGAAAAGGAACGTCTGAAGTAGCATCCCAAGTTAAGGTAGCTGAAGCATTTGCTGCACCTGCTCCATTATACCAAATTTGGTTTAATGCTACTCTTGTACATGCTTCGCCTGCTTTATTAGTAGCTAAAGCTGAAACATCTACTAATGTAATTGAACTAGCATTACCACCATCACATGCTACAAAACATGTATTGATTAATTTTCGATCCCCTTGAAATTGAATAGAAGGACCTGTTACTGTGTTTGCCATTTTTTACTCCTATCTAGGCGGGGGGACATTACTCCCCACCGCAGAGTTGTTAATATTAGCTTGCAGATATGTTCGCTCTTGTATCGCAACGTAACCAAGTTGAGCCATCGGAAAAAGCATAAGTTGCCGCTCCATTAGCTCCATCTTGAACATATACTAATACGCCTTCGTTAGTTGTTGCGCTTAGTGTATCTGTACCATTGTATACTGCTGTGTTGCTTGAATATGCCCAAGGGTTTGTTCCACCCTGTTGAGTATCGTTAGCGCCGTTTCCGCCAGCGTTTACGTTTGGACCGCCAATAAATCCGTTTAAAGATGTAACTGGTCCTGTAAATGTAGTTTGTGCCATAATAAACCTCCTCGGTTGTATAGACCTTGTTACATAGTCTCTATACCGTCTGCTAGCTTCAGTCTATGTAACTTTGTTATGCTAGAATTCTAATATGACATAAAAAAAGGGCGCAGTCAAAGACATACGCCCTTCTTAATTAGTTATTTAATTATGCACCAGATGTACCAAATACACAACGAGGATCAGAGAAACCAAATGAGTATCTCTCTCTTGCTTTGTATCGAATGTTACCTGTGTCGAAATCACCTTCCATCACTGTCTTTAACGGAGTTCTTGTAAAGTGTTTGAATCCGTTAGGAGCATCAGTTTTGATATAGAAAGCATCTGCATCAGTTAAATAATGGTTTACAACGTAACCCTCTGGAATTACTCCCATGTTTCTGATTGCGTTGATATCATTATCTGCTGTACCAGTTCTTAATGTAGATTCCATTAATCTGTTAGCAGTGAACTGAAGCTGTCTTGGTACGATTAGTTTCATACCTTTGATAGCTGTTCTTAATCCTCTCTCATCTCTGAAATCAGCGATGTCGATAAGAGACTGTTCAAGTGATGTTTCGTTCAAGTCAGCGTCTGTTGACAATCTGTTTTGTAGGAAACCACCAGTTTGAAGTGGGTGTTGTGTATTAATAAGTGATACACCGTCACCACCTGGGTTGCTTCCTGCAGCGCCAGCAGCAGCAAAAGCGTTGTTAAGAACTGCAGCAGCTTTAACTTGCTTTGTGTTTGCCATTGAACGAGCAAGTGCTCTTGTGTATCTAGCAGCGAGTCTGTCGTAAAGGTTGTCCTCTACAGCTTCCTCAGTGATAGAGAATGCAAGTGCAATTGTTTCGTGTGTATAACGAGCTGTGAAAGTTTCGTTAGCTGTATCGAAAGCTACTCCCTCACCTTCTTGTTTGGTGGGTGCAGTTCCGAAACCTGCTAACATCACTTCTTCTTCAAATGCTCTGTCAGATGACTCAGCATCAAAGATCTCAGCGTGTTCGTTATCATATCGTGCGTATTCCAAGCCGAACAGAGCGTTCAAACCTGGCTCTAACTCTTTAACGAGTTGACTTCTAGATATAGCCATAGTTTAACCTCCTATATGCCTGCGGTATTAGCACTGTATAAGTGCTTGTTGAACTTAATCACGATGTTAGCGTTGTTAGCAGTAAGATCTGAGTTCTCAGGATCTCCTGAAATACCAACAATTTTAACAGCAGTATTAGCACCAGTTGAGAAAGTCTCACTGTTTACTTCTGCTTTTGATGTTCCACTGTGTGTAGAACCGGCAGTGTAAACTAAGTTAGCTGTTTCACCAACGTTAGCTAATGTCATTGCACCAGATACTTGAACTTCAAATAACTGATTCGGATCGTCTTGTACGAAAGCTTTGATAGTACCGTCGTAGCTTGAAGTGTTAGCTGCGTGGTAGTTTGACCATATTGGTTTTCTTGTGTTCACGTCAACGTATTGAACGCCGTTGAAAACACCTACTACTACGTCTGCAACACCATTAGCAACTTCTACTGTACCACCAGCTACCATCTCCACAGGATCTCCCTGGAAGATTGAGGTCGCATAACCGTTAGCTACAAGGTATTGAGTCTGACCGTTTGTTGACGGACCAGAACCTTGCATTCTTACAGCTCTGAAACCAAAGGGGGCGTCTTGATTTGCCATGTTAATACTCCTTTAAAAGTATGTGTTGTTAGTAAGTGTTACGTCTAGGTCAGAAAAAAAATTATTCACTTTTTTTCGAGCCACCGAACGTAACTCTAGTTTGTCGCTCGGGCTTATTGATCGGCATAGAAGGGTGTTGTTCCTTTAGAAGATCGTTGTCAACAGCATCCTGTTGATCATGAGCTAGTTGAGAGTAATATTGATCTCTCTCTTTTGCGATCTCTACCGGCACCTTTGCCAATAATAGTCCACCAACAGAAACGATACCTGCGTGTTTTCCTTCAGCTTCACTAGGAAAATCAAAATCAGGATATTCATCTGCTCGAACAAGTTCATAACCTTGTCTGAGTCGACCGATAACGTTTTTGTTATCTTCATATCCTCTTACTGATTCCCTAATCCATCTGAATTTAAAACCCTCAGGTGGTTCTGGTGTATCAAGCGAGCTTGGTAGCTGCCAATGTTTTTTGCGTGCTTCTTTATCCCTTGTGGATGCAGATCTAGGTGTCTTATCTACCATAATGTTACCTCCTCTGTAACTTTAGTTTTTCCGACGCATATTGTTCGTTGGAAAGACCAAGTCGTTTTGCGATAGCCGCTTCTGAACTTGACAACTTAACTACGTTGCGTCCTGTGCCTCTGTTTCGATGTGCGCTTGCCACAGTCTGGACGGGCTGTTGGCGTGCGGGTTCTTCGGATGAAGAAT